GGCTGCATGTTCATGGGTGACAGGTAGGTGTCGGCCTCGTCGTCGGTCCTCGGGTTCTGTCGCTCGAACCCGCGCAGCTCGTTGGCGTTATACACCCCGATTTCGCGGGCGATGCGGTATGCCTGGAACCGGGTCAGCATGTCCCCGCGCAGCAGCTCGTCCATGTCGAACTCGACGTGATGCGCGCGGCGGGCCTCGGTCGAGAATAGCGCCCGCTCGATGGTCCGTTCCCATTTCACCAGCCAGGGCCGGATGGTGTGGCCTGCGAACCAGCGCCCCAGCTCGGTCACGTTGGAATAGGAACCGTTGGAAAGGTCGCCCAGGACAGGCGGCGGGATGCGGAACATGCGGGCGATTTGCTCGATGCTGAACCGCCGCGATTCCAGCATTTGCGCGTCCTCGGGGGACACGGAAAGCGCCGTCCAGCTCATGCCTTCCTCGAACACCCCGATGCGCCCCGCGTTGCTCGAACCCCGATAAAGGGCCTCGATGCTCTCGCGCAGCGTCTTTGCCGCCTCGGGGCCTATCTGGTCGGGGTGGGTGACAACCCCGCTCAGGGCCGCGCCGTTGCGGTAGGTGCTGCCCGCGAACCGCTCGACGGCCATTGCCGTTTGGAAGGTCTCACGCGCCCGGTGCAACCGGCTCTTGCCCAGGATGCCGTCGTCGCTGCGGTCTTTCAGGTGCAGCACCTCGTCGGCCAGCAAGCGGCGGGTTCCCCGGTGGGGTGTCGTCACCTCATAGCGCAAGCGCCCGGTCTCAGGGATTTGGACAACCCGCACATGGTCGGGGTGGTAGGGGATAACCTGGACAGGTGCGCCGCGATTGTCGCGGATGATTTCGGCATAGGCGTTGCCCCTCAGCAGGCAATGCGCCGTCATGGTCTCGATGAACTCGGGCGCGGTCTGCCAGTCGTTTGCGTCCCCGGCGAAGATGCGCGCCACGGGGTGCTGTCGGGTTGCCGTGCGCACCCCCTCGTCGTCCTCGCGGTAAACCATGAGGGGCAGGGATGCCACGGTCTCGGAGATGATTTGCACGGCTGCGAAAACCGCGCTCATGTTCTCGGCCAGCGGGGCGTTCACAACCACGTCGCCGTCGGCCACCTTCCCGGCCAGGTGGTCCCAGCTCGTCGGGGTGCTGCGGGGTTCCTGCCGGGGTGCGAAGATGCGCGAAAGGATGCTCATAGCGTTTCAAGGAACCTTCTGGCCAGGGCAACCCGGTGTGGGGTGCGGATGGTCGCCAGCGTCCTGCGGGCCACCTCGGTGTCGGGATAGGCGGGCGTCGGGGTGACGGTGATTTCGTGCAGGTCCACGTCCAGCAGGTCGCGCGTCACCTGGTCCCCCTGCACCTGCCAGCGGTCCCCTTGCGGGGCGATGGAAAAGGCGAAGGATGCGCCGCGAATGTCGCCACGCTCGACGCTCACCAGCAGGTCGCGGGCGGTGCCGGTGTCGGGCATGTCCACCTCGAAGTGCAGCCCGCGCGTGTCCTCGGCCAGCCGCAAGGTGCCAGCAGAACGTCGGCCCAGGACAAGGTGGGGAAGGTGATGCACCAGCGCCATGGGGTCCGCTCGGTTGTCGCCCAGGCTGCGCTTGAACGCGCCGGGGCGCACATGCTCGACGAACCCGCCCAAGTCCTCGGACGGGCTGTCGAACACGGCTGCATAGCCTTCAAGGCGCGGGGTGCTGCCACCCCGTGCCCTCAGCTCTATGGCGGGCCTGCGCTCGGTCATTACACGGCCAGGTCGCTGGCAAAGGCGAAGCTCTCGCCGTGCCGGATGGCCACGTCCACGTCGCGCATAACCCGCATGAGCACCCGGCCACGGCTGTAGGCGGTGCTCTCATACGGGTTCACCAGAACGTCGGTGCCGCTCCAATAGCCAATCATGAGCTGCGACCATGCCCCGAAAATCACGGTGGTGGTGTCCGGGGTGCCCGATGCCGTCGGCATGGCGGCGGTGGGAACTGCGGTATACCCCGCCAGGTTCCCCGGCTGTTCCATGACATAGGATGCCACGGTGCCGTCGCCGCTTGTCACCTTGGCGGTGCTGCGCAGCTTGGCCACGGCCTTGGGGTTCATGGTCCAGCCCATTGTGCCCAGGTCTGCGTTCGCGGTCTGAACCGTGGCGATGAAGTCGAGGATTTCCGCCCAGCGGTCCCCCGCGTCGGTCCCTGCCAGGGTCAGCTCGGCCGCGTCGGTGTGATTGATAACCCCGGTGGGGGTGTTCCCGGTGCCGTCCCCGGTCAGGGCTTGCAGGTCGATGGCGTTTGCCACGGTGCTGGCCAGGTCATTGCGCACCAGTTGCTCGATGCTCGGGGCCGCGTTGATGAGGGTGCGCCGCGAATAGCTCGTCATGGCACCCACGGTTTTCGGGGCCATGGTCACGTCGGCCACGGTCGCGTCGGTCTCGGTCAACGCGCCGTCCTCGGCCACCCATTGCGCCGCCGAACCCCCGGTCATTTTCGGGATGTCCTGGTCGCCCACCAGATTGTTGAGGATGGTCGCGCCAAGGCGTCCCGTCACCAGTTGGTCGCGCAGAAGGTCGATGAGCATGTCCGCGCGGTGTTGTTCGGGATAGAGGCTTGCCGCCGCGCCCCCGGTGGTCAGGGTCCGCTTGTGGAAGAACTCGTCGGGAACCGCGATGCCCTGGAACTTGCGCCCGCTGCGCCGCTTCACCTCGGAGCTGATTTCACGCTCGAACCCGGCGTCCACGTCCTCGCCAAGTTGCGCGTTGATGGCGCGAACCAGCGAAAAGTCGCGGGCGCGGTCCTCGAACACCCCGTCCCCGGTGTGGGTGGTGATGGCGGGCGCGCTGCGCTCGGCGTCGGCCAGGTATTGCGCGCGCTCGATTTGCCGGTCCAGTCCTGCCACCTCGTCCTTGTGGGTGCGGAACTCCTGGTCCTCGGCGTCGGACAGGTCGCGGGTTTCAGCCTCGGCCTTGTCGGTCAGCCCGCGCATTTTGGCGATGGCCTGCGCCCGCTTCTCTTTCAGCTCGTGAAGTTTCATGCTCGATAGTCCTTGTGTTCATGAACATTGCCTAGGTGAAACAATCCTAGCACATGCTAGCGTTGCTAGCAATGTTTCAGAAACTCACCTGCATAAGCCCCCGTTCGGCATAGACGCTGCGCTTTTTGCCGGGGGTGCGCGCTGCCAGCCCCACGGCCATGGACAGGGCCACCAGCCCGTCGATGCGCCCGGTGCTGCGGTCCTTGGCGGGCTTCCTGTTGCCGCTCGGGTCGCTCAGGGTGGTGGTGTTGCTCACGCACCAGTCGAGCACGGGGTGCGCGGGGTGTTTCAGCTTCCCTTGCAGCACCAGCGTTTCGAGGGCGTCGAGGGCCGGGGACATATCCCTGTAACCCTGCCCCCAGGGTTCCATTTGCAGGCGGATTCCCTCGTCGCTTAGAAGGCGTTGCACCTCGTCGATGCGCCAGCGGTCGAACGCACATGCCGCCACGTCATAGTCGGCCACGATTTCGCCAATGCGATGAACCACGAACCGCTTGTCGATCGCGCGCCCCGGTGTGGCCTCGATGTGCCCCTGTCGCGCCCATAGCTGATAGGGCACATGGTCCCGGCGCTCGGCCTCGTCCAAGTCGTCGCGGGGGCACCAGAACCAGCTCAGAACGCGCCCGCTGTCGGGGAAATACGCCGCCAGGGCGGTCAGGTCGGTGGTGCTGGACAGGTCTAGGCCAAGGTAGCAGCGTTGCCCCAGCAGCTCGGCCTTGTCGGCTGCACATGCGCGCCAGTCCACCCCGTTGAGGAACCGCGCCGCCGCGTCCACGGGTTGATTGAGATATAGCAGGCGAAAGGACGGCTCACGGGCTGGCAACCGCTGCGCCTGCGCCGCCGCCGTGCGCATTTCGTCGAGGCTGCGAAAATCCCCCAAGGCCGGGTTGCAGGCGCTCCTCTAGGGTCTTGTTGTGGGTCCGCACCACGATGCGCTCGGCCAGGAACTCGAACCCCTCGATAAGCGCCACCATTTCCTTGAACAGTAGCGCCGCCTGGTCGCGGTCAGCAGCGGCGGAATACACCTGCCCCCGTTGCTCGGCCTCGGGGCCTGCTAGGTGGCAAAGGGCCAGCGCCGCCGCCAGTTGCGTCTTGCCGTTTTTCCTCGGGATGGCCAGCAGGGCTTGGCGCACCCGCCGCACCCCGTCGTCGTCGGTGTGATAGATGGCCTCGATGATTTCGCGCTGCCACGGCCTCAGCTCGAACTTGCGCCCCGCATGGGAACCCGCCGTGATGCTCAGGGATTCGATGAACGCGATAACCCGCTCGGCACGGGTCAGCCCCCGCTTGCGCCATTTCAGGCGGCGGCGCTTGGGCTTCTCGCCCTGGTCAGCCTTTTTCTTGACGGGCTTTGCACCCGGTCCACGAACTCCCATGAAACAATGCTAGCACATGCTAGCACCTGCTAGCAAACTTACTG